TAGGTTATCCATATGGGTAACGCGGGCACCCCAACCCAACCCACCCAATCCCCAGCACAAAGGACCATGAAAAATGAGGATCGAAAACCTCTACCCCAAGCCGGTGCGCGAAGACTTCGCCACCTGCGCCCAAGTCCGCGATGACGCGGCCGCCACCTACGCCACCAAAGCCCGCGACCTCCTCGACCGCGCCGGAGGAGACGCCATCGGGGCGATCAGCCTCCTCATGCTTGCCGCCGACCAGCGCAAGGCTCAGCAGTCCGCCGAGGCTGCGAAGCCCAGCCTGAGCGAGCAGGCCCTCGCCGCCACCGTACGCGACCAGCGTGACACCATCGACGCGCTCAACGAGCAGATCATCGGCCTCCGGGGAGTCCTCCGCGCCGTCACCAACGCCGCCTACGGGCGGGCCCGCATGTACTCCTACGACCTCCAGGTCCTCCCCGTCGGCACCGTCGTCCGCGACGATGCCGGTCGGGCCTGGACCTGCGTCGACGACGAGGACGGCGGCGTGTGGGCCACCCCCACCAGGGACGAGACCCTCTCCTCCAGAGACCTCGCTGAGGAGGCCGCTGTCTACCTGGCTTGGGTGGCGGACCTGTGACCCGTGTCGACCACGTCGGTGGCGACGGCGTGGACGTCGGCGACGCGGCCGAGTTCCTGTGCGCCTGCGCCGACTACCAGGACTCAGAGGCCGCGGCCCTCGACGAGCGGGACCGGCAACGGCGCGGGGCCGGCCGGATCGACGCGAACCTCCCCTGGGGCGTCCTCGGCCAGCACGCCGCACACCGGGCCAGGCTCCTTGAATCCCTCGCCGCCCTCCTGAGCGTCGACGCCGACGCACTCACCAACGGCCTCTAACCCCCCAACCTCCCCGAAAGGAACACCCATGAGCACCGACACTCTCATCGTCTACCAGTCCCAGTGGATCCCCACCTGGGGGCCCATCGGCCTCCGCAAGGTCCGCAAGCTCGAACGCGCCGGCTGGGAGCACGTCGGCTCCCTCCCCACCGGCCTCATCCGCCGCGACCACTGCCTCATCCGCATCACCCGGGGAGACGCACTGTGACCGCCAAGCCCAGAACGCGCCGCGGCGCAATCGACTGGAGCGTCCCGCACTACTGCGAAGGCTGCCAGCGCCGCATCCGCCCAACCCGGATCAAGCTCGCGGACATGCCCGGCACCGTCCCCGTCTCCAAGCACGGCCTGTGCAAGGCGTGCTCCGCCCGCGGAGTCATCGCCAAGCCTGTCCCCAAGGTCAGGAAGTACCCCACCGTCGCCGAGTTGGCCGCACAGGGTCACCCCTGCGTCGAGCCTGCCCCCATGCCATCCCGAGTGAGGACCTACCCGCTATGACCGCCGTCGTCACCAAGCCGGGCATCTACCGCGACCTCGACGAGCGGGTCTACCACGCGGACCCGACCGGGCGCCGCTCCCTGTCCTCCACGGAGGCCAAGCTCCTCCTGGAAGCCCCCGCCTTGCTCCACCACTACCGGCAGTCGCCGAGGGCTCCCCGCCCCGAGTTCGACTTCGGGAGCGCCGTCCACTCGCTCGTGCTCGGCGTGGGCGCCCACCTGGAGTGCTACCCGGAGGACGTGCTGTCCGCGTCCGGTTCGACGGGGACGAAGGCTGCCCGCGAGTGGGCTGAGGCCGTCCGCGATGAGGGCGGGATCCCGTTGAAGGCGGACGTCTACGACGCCATCCACGACTGCGCAGCCGCCGTCACCGGCCACCCCCTCTGCCGCCGCATCTTCGCCGACGGAGACCCGGAGGTCAGCGTCTTCAACGAGGACCCCGGCACCGGCGTGTGGATGCGCGGCCGCCTCGACTGGATCATGCCCCCCGCCGGCGGGGACGGGGCGCACGTCCTGGTGGATCTGAAGACCACGGACGACGCCCAGCCCGACGCCTTCACGAGGGCGGCCGCACGCTACGGCTACGACGTGCAGCGCGCCTGGTACCGGCGCATCTGGCGTGACCTCACCAGCGAGGAGGCCCGCTTCCTCCACGTCGTCGTCTCCAAGCGCGCCCCCTACCTCGTGTCCGTCTGCGAGATGGACTGGACCCTGGATGACCTCGGCCGAGCCAAGGTGGAGCGGGCTCTCCGCACCTACCGGGAGTGCCTGGACTCCGGGGAGTGGCCCGGCATCCCACCCATCGTCCACTCCATCACCGCCCCCGCCTACTACCTCGACTCAGACAAGGACTGACCATGGCTCTCAAAACACGCAAGCCGACCGGGCAGGTCTCCTGGCCGTTCCTCCTCCTCGCCGGGGCTGAGAAGTCCGGCAAGTCCTACGCCGCCGCGGCGTTCTCCGCGAGCGACCTCATCGGCCGCACGTTCTGGATCGAGGTCGGCGAATCCGACGCCGACATGTACGGATCCCTGCCGGGCGCCCGCTACGAGATTGTTGAGCACGACGGCACCATGGCGTCCATCCTCCAGGCCGTCCGAGACGCCAGCGCCGAACCCACCCGCGGCGGGAAGCCGAACTGCATCGTCGTCGATTCCATCACCAACGTCTGGGACATGCTCATCGGCGAGCAGGAGGCCGTCACCATCCGCCGCGGCAAGACCTCCATGACGATCGACCAGTGGAACACGGCGAAGCGGCAGTGGCGCAAGCTCGTGACCGCCCTGAACTCGCACCCCGGCCCTGTGCTCGTGACCGCGCGCCTGGAGCAGGTGACGGTGATGGCGAACGGCCGGCCGACGACGGACAAGACGTGGAAGGTGCGCGCCGAGAAGTCCTTGCCGTTCGAGGTGACGGGGACCGTGGAGATGCGCGCCCCGGGGGAGACGTACCTGACGGGGCTGCGGTCGCTGAAGGTGAAGGCCGCGCAGGGCCAGCACCTGCCGATTCAGGGGTTCACGGTGGATGGGCTCATGCGTGACCTGGGCGTGGACGGTGGTGCCCGCCGCCTGACCCCGGCCGTTGAGCAGCCCCAGCAGTATCCCGACCCCACCGACCTCTTCCAGGACGGGGGGCAGTGATATGGGCGCACGCGACTTCCTGGCGCTCTGCCTGTTTGCCTTCGTCGCAGTGTGCGTGCTCGGCGCGTTCATTGCCCTCGCCATGCTGGTGCGCACCCTAGCGGTCGCGATGTGGGTGAAGTGGGTAGCTGGCCTCGGACTCTCCTACCTCTGCACTGTCTCCCTCCTCGGCTTGGGGTACGTCTCCGCGGAGGCGAGGTCACGATGATCCAGATCTTCCCCGTCACCCCACGGGAGGCGGCATGACCGTCCTCCTCATCACCCTCATCCTCATCACCCACACCCACCGGAAGGAATGCCAATGAGCACATGCCCATTCGCTGAGACCGCCAAGAAGATCGCGGCTGCTGCGGGGCTCCTCAGCGACTCGACGCTCCACTCCGTCTCTCGCTGGCACCTACGTCTCGCCCTCATCGGGGCGGCGATCATCGGCAAGAATGCCAACGGCGAGGTCACGCCCGAGATCAAGCGGCGCGACGCTATCACGGGGGCGCTGCGTGAGATCGCCGCTGACGCGGCTTCCACCCTCTTCGATTACGGCGTCGCGGACCCGGCGGCGGCGTTCGTCGCCGAGTACGAGCGGGCCGCCGTCAAGCACCCGGGGATGACCCTGGATGCGGACGGCCCGACGGACGAGACCCGCTTCTACGCGCTCGCTGAGGAGGTCGGGGAGGTCGCCGCCTCCCTCACCTACGACAACGCCAACAGCACCGGTCACAACGCCGACACCATCGCCGAAGTCACCCAGGTCGGAGCACTCGCCCTCGCCTGGCTCACCCGCTACCAGGGTGGGAACGAGCGATCGGAGGACCAGTGAACACCGTCGACTTGATCGCCAGCCTCATCAAATCAGGCCGCCATGAAGAGGCGATACAGGCCGTCAACGAACTTGCCGAGACTGCCTCCGCCCTTGAAAGAGAGAGGGAGGAGATGCAGGTCCGCATAGCGGAGCTGGAGGTCTACGAGGAGCGGGAGATGATCGGCGACCCGGCCGGGTTGGGTGGACCGAGTATCGGCGACTCGCTCAGGGATCGGAACGCGGCCAGGGCCGACGCCGAGAACGCCCGATGGGAACTCAAACAGGCGGAGTCCCGCATTCACGAACTCGAAATGGACATCCGGACCCATAAGCGCACATGCCCCATGTTCTAGTGACCTCTAAGGAGAACTGAAATGACTACCCCAGCCACCCGGACCCCTTGGCTTTGGAGCACCAAGGATATCCGCAAGGCACTGAACGCCTACCGAGAAGGAAAAGGCTACGGAGGAGTAATCCCCGGAGACTATGAGGCCATGGCTGACGATATTGAGGACCTCCTCGACCACATCGACACCCTGGAAGACAAGATCACCCGGCTGGAGGAGAGATGAGCGTCCCGGCCACGATTGTCGACAAGCTGAGGAACTACGAATACGAGAAGTGCGGCTGCGGGGGTGCGGTTGGCGACATCTACGCGCTCATCCACCACATCGCCTCCCTCGAAGAGGAAATCGACGACCTGAAGGCTTCTGCGGGGATCAATGACGGTGGTTGTGCCTCCCGTGGCGCTTCGGAGGGCGTTATCGCCGTGGATATTCTGGGGCGCCCCTGGGTTGCTAGGGAGGGTGGATGGTGGCGGCTGATGAAGGATGTCATTGCCGGTAAATGGTCCGAACTGCCCCAACAGTATTCCCCATACAGCATCGTCCACGTTCCGGCGTACACCCCCAAGGAGGAATCATGAAGTTCGATGAGCGTCCGACGTTCACGGAGCCGCCATCGTGGCGGGCTGTGGCTGAGACGACCATGTTCTCGACCGATGATGGGGACCCGACGGCTGAGGCGCACGTGTGCGCTCTCCTTGATATCGCGGACCAGATGCGGGTCGCGAACCTCATCGCTCTCGTAAAGGTGTTGAGCCATGAGACTGAGGCGTCAAAGCAGGTCGCGGCCATGTTCTTGGAGCAAGAGTCCGGTAAGGGGTTCCTGCATCAGGATATCGCAACGATTCTCGGCGTCGTTTCGGGTGATGCGAAATGACCCCGTGGGAGAGGTTCGCGGCTGGTAACGACGAGATCATTCCGATTCGGGTGATTGATTTCGATGCGGATTTGATCGCGGAATATCTTGCCCCGGCGTGTCCCGATTCGCGCAACCCGAGCGAAAACGTCAGAATATGAACAGCACCCCAGGAAGGAAAAGAAATGGCTGCAAGGCCCCAACTTGAAATGACGGTCACCGGGTACGCGGCCGCAGACCCCGAAATGCGATTCACCCAATCCGGGAAACCCGTCGCAA